TCTTCAACTGGTTTTTGTCCAGTCAATACTGAAAACCTATCATATCTATTATTTTTACTCCACCCGTTACTTGACCTAACAACACTTACAAATTTACCCCTAACATCATTATCAAATGATAAAGGCATATCAGGATTCATAGTAAGTGCAGTTCTTTTAATCACTATCACAGGTAAAATAATAACACCATTTTTATCACGTAACACTCCATGACCTCTCACGGATTTCCACCTTTCTTCATTTCCATACATCACAGGTACTTTAATTATTTCATTAGATTCTCGTACTACAGGTTTCATTATATTTCTAATATGATTAATAACTGCTGTATCGATTTCCTTTAAACCAATTGAAAACCCCTGACCGGCATTAAGACCTGTTCCCTTTTTAATTACAACTTTAGCATTACCCTTCTCTGAACGAAAGCTTCTTTGTTCGCCACGATTAATAGTAGATTTATTTGGTGCATTTGTATTAGTTACTGGTTTAATTGCCACGACGTAATTTCCTTAATTTATCTAATTTATTTTCTGAAGTATTTTTATATTCTTCTGATTTCAATCCTTTCGTTGATACTTTATCAATTGCTATTTGTTTTTCTATTGGAACATCAACTACACCAAGTGTTATATTCTTTTCATCCCCATAAATAGATTGATTTTTTAATAAATCAATTATTTCATCAAATCTATCAGCTTTAGGTTCACCATAAATATTACTAACATTAATCTCTACCGCATCATCAACTGAAACAGGTTTAACTAAATGAGACCGTCTTTGTGTCATTACAAGAGTTTTATCTAATAATTGAATAGCCATTTTAATTTCCTAATGCCTATTATCTTCTATCTGACCTGTTGTTAAGTTTTCTATAAATGGTATTCCATTTTGAATATGATCCGTCTCTTTCAGCGCTGTAATCCATGTTGGTTCATCAGCATCAAATGTACCATCATTACCATCACTGCTATAATCTTTTACAGTTGTACCTGTATTTTCATCCATTTTCCAATAACCTTCTAAATCTGATTCATTAGTTAAATCTTTAGGTATTCCATTATTATAATGAGCTTTAGCATTAGCAGTTTTATCTCCTGTAAATACTGCAAAGTTTGTAATAGAACATTTACAATGTTCACCTGTAGTATTGCTATCGTCACTAGCTCCTATAACGAGTGGTTCATTATGATCTCGTAAACTTCCATTAGTTTTAGTTGTACCCGTAGCTATCTCTACTGTATCTACATATAGTGTACAACTTGATGGGTCGGATACATCACTAAATACCATCCAATGATGCCAATTACCATCATCTTGAGCAGGAGTATCTGCCCAATATCTGTACCAATTACTTCCATTATATAATAGAGGTCTACCACTACTATAGTTTATCGAAAAAGCTTCGGTGCTATTGCCACCATAACCAAATACACCTTTATTTACACCTGTTTCATCTGATTTCATCCACCACGAATAAGTTCTATCTGTAGGTGTAGCACCATTCTCTGAAAATGTTGTATCCAGATGTTGTTTCTCACCATCAAAATTAAGTCCGTAATGTATCTTAGTAACTCTTGGTCCCATTTTCGTAGGAGTTTTTGCTTCTTCTATTAAACGATTACTTTGATTAAATAGATTTTTAGCAATTGCTTCATCCAAATTTAATAAATAATTATTCTCTGGTATTTCTAACCACTTATTCCAAGATAGTATTTGATTTCCTTGTTTTTTTCTTGAAACAGTTCTTAATAAATTGATTATATTAGAAATATTTAAATTACTTGTTTCTTTTATAGATTTTTCAAATTTATCTTTTTTGTTACTTATTATATTTTGAAAACTTTCAGCTTTTTCTAATTGAGTTTGTAATAAGGAATTTTCCACTGCAAATTCTGATAATGCAGAAGTTTTTTCTGAAATTATTTTTTCACTTTCTTTATTTTTAGATTCTAAATTACTAATTTTTGTATTTAATTTTTTTATTTTTTTAGTATTTTCTTTCAATTTTTGTTTTTGTTTATCCATATCATTATTTTTATATTTAATTTCATCTTCATATAAAATATTATTTTCATTAAATAAACTTGAAAGATGTTTTACTTCTTTTGATAATGAATATACTTCTCCATTTAAATTTGAAATTTTTTCATTTTTTTCTTTTAAATCTTGTCTTGTATTTTCATTAATTTTAATATCTTTCTTTAAATTAATAATTAAATTACTAGCATCTTTTAATTTGTCCAATGATTCTTTTAATTTATTTTTATGACTACTTATAATTTCACTTTTTGATATTAGTGCATTTTCATATGCATCTAAATCATTTATATAATCTTGATAAGTTCTTTTTCTTTCCAATTCTATTTCACTAATAACTTCTTTACTATTTTTCTTTTCAAAATTTAAACTATAGTTAAGTTTATTTATGTTTTCGTTTAATTCTTTATTTTTGTTTTTATAATTTTTGATTAAATCATCTTGATAAAAAAGTCTATCTTCTTGATGATCAATTTTTTTATATAAGGGATTAAACTCTGATTTAATTTCTTTTATAGTATATTCTTTTGATTGAAGTTCATTTATATAATCTTTTTCTTTCATATCAAAAACACCTTCTTCAAAATGTCGTGCTTTATCCAATTCGTGTAAAAGAATATTCTTTTCTTTTTTTAAAATTGATATTTGTTCAGACAAATCATGTGTTTCATTTTCTAACCTTTCAATAATTTGTTCTTTATCTTCTATCTCTTCTTCATATTGAATACCTATAGGTTTTTCATTAAACATCTCTTTTAATAATTCTAAACTCATTATCTTGGTCTCTCTTCAATTTGTAAACTTGATAATCTACTTCTATGGGCTGTCGCTTTAATAGCATGACTGAAATTAGGATTGCCGCCAATTATTTGTGGTTCTGTAACTCCATTTACTTCCCAATAAATTTTATTCCAATCACATATATCACCAGCTTCAGGAAAGAAATTCAAACTTCCACTTGCTAAATTATTTCTTTGAAACATTAAATCAATTGTGGAATTAACATCTGGACCAGTCTCTTCAAATTGACTAACTTCTGGTGCATTAAATCTAACCAAACAATTAACTCTAAACCCAACGTTAAAATATTTAGTAGTAGATTCACCATAAATATTATCTTTAGTATGAGTAGTATCTATTTTATAAATGTCAACTGACTGACCTATAATCTCATCTATCAATTCCTCATTAAGATGGTCAATAACATTTATTTCTTTTTGTGTTATAAAAAATGGTGTTGTAGCAGACATTTATCTATCCAATGTATATAGGTAATGGTGCTTTTGCTAATACTTCTCGTTGAGCATTTGATTCTTCTGCTTCTGCCTTTAATTTCTCAGTCAAAGAAACCGATTCTAAAAATTCTTTTAACTCTTCAAGTAATTGTGTTTTTTCTTCACGACCTTCTGCTTTTAACCCCTCGCCATCAAGTGTAATTTCTGAATCTGGTATTGGTAAAACACTATATTTACTTCTTATAATACCCAGTAATTCTTTTGATAAAGCAGCAGTAAACTTTCTAATCCATTGTCTGCCTGGAGCATTTATTGAACTATAAGTTATGAACTTATACGGAACATTTGATGGATCTGATATACCACCCTGCATTGAAGCACTCACAGGATTAGTATTTCTAATATCGTCTTTCACATAATATTCAAACCATATCTTTTCACCACTATCATTTGATTGTGGTTTAGGAAATATTCTTAAATTATTATTATGTATCTCAAATGAATAAGCACTTTTTCTAACCAAATCAGATGTTTCAATTGCATTTGCTCTTGCCAAATCATAAGAAATAGGTTTCAAAATAAATGATACACCAGGAGACACATTACCAAAACCAAATGCATCCAATAGTTGTCTTTGATCAAAACTTCCAGCATATGGATCATAAAATCTTGTTATTGAAGATGGAGCATGATTAAACACCCTTTGAACTTCAATTCTTCTACCACTTTCACTTGCAGCTGCCCATACATCTTGTAAATCATAATCTTGAACTGAACCTGATAAAGTAATAAACCCCTTTTTTAAATCTACATTACCTCCCATATTAACTAATGAACCATACTTTTCTGATAGAGTTACAGAAGGACCTTGAGTAGGTACTACTGGATCTAAAGAACCAGTTCCTAATGAACCCGATATTCTATTCTTCTCACCGTATTGTTCCCACATCCAATTTTTTATATTATAATTGTTGATATGATAAGAATACTCATTTATTGATTCTTCAAAACAAGCATAAATTGAACCACTTGGCATTTCTAATTGTAAAACAGGATATCCAAGTCTTTTAGCAACCCATTTAGTAACTGACAATATATCAGTCTGAAACGTAGAATCTGCATCATAT